CGCTTGACAGAAGTGTGATAGAAACAAAAAGGCGATCCAAGGCCACGATACTTGCAAGAAGCAAGGTGGTGAATCCCTTTCTTGAATCTATCGGATTAAAAAAGCTGCATGTTCCGTTTGTTGCAAGAGATCAGTCAACGGTTGATATGGCCGACAGGCTTGGGTTTTTTAAGGCCAGATATGAAGTCGCCCTTGAGAAGCTTGCCGAGTCTGGTTTCCGCGCTGGGAAATACAAAGATCAGCGAATGGCTTACAATCGCGATGCGATTGATTACCACATTCGCATAGGAAAGATTTACAACGACGAAAAAACGGGACAGGTAAAGCCGCAGTATATTGATCCCGCAAGAACCGTTATGTTGTGGAACGAAGACAACGAGAGCGACCCCGTGGCGATAGGCCACATTGAGGTTGAGATGATACAATCGATTTACCCCAAGCTAAAGGAAGCTGGTTTTTCTGATAAAGAAATCCAGTCTATGGCAAAATCGTATGTTCCGTATCAAACAGACGTCTCATCAATCCCTGCGTGGGCATTTGAAAGAAAAGACCCGACAACAAACAAGTGGGTATGGATGGACTTTAAGGTGTATGTTTTAAAGTTTGAGTATTTGTCAACTGATTATTCTCAGTACGTTGAGAGAACGAACAAAAAAGGAGTTAAAACGTTCTTGAAAAACAACGTTCCTGTCGAGGATAAAAAGAAGAATCCAAACGAAAATTACCACGAGGTGTCTTGCAATTACTGGTATGAGGGAAGTTACATAATATCTGGCACCGGACAGGATCGGATATACGGGTGGAGAAAAAAACCCAACCAAATGCAGGGCGGCCTCACGCCAAAATGCTCGTATGTGGTTGACAGGATTTACGGGCAAAGCCCAACGAGAAGCGTAAAGGGTCTTCTTGATGACCTGATGATCGCCGTCCTTAAGCTCAGGGCTGCCGTTTTTGTTGCTGCCCCGAAAGGATACAGAATAGACATTGGCGAGGCCGCAAACATCAAGATCGGGGGCGTGGAATACGACTTGTTCGACCTGGTGCACGTTCACCGGCAAAACGGCATTCTTGTCGCCGCAACCAAATTCAATGCGGCAACAGGCAAGTACGTTTCCCAACCGTTGGTAGAGATGGACAATGGTCTTGGTCCTCAGGGTCAAGAGTGGCTTGCTCAGATAGCCAATATTCAATTAATGATTAAGGATATTCTCGGCATTCCGGATGCTATGGCTGCGAGCCCCGATCAAAGCGCAGAAAGGCTCGTCGGAGTCATGGAGGCCGACTACAACGCTGGCAACCATGCCAACTGGCCGTTAAAAGAGTCCGAAAGAAGGTTTAAGGAAAAGATGGCGGAAAGAATGATTCATCAAGCCAGGATAGATATTCAGTTTGATCCGGATATTGAAGAGTTTTACAGAGCAATCATTGGAGACAACTTGGTAAACGCCCTCCATGAAATAGAGGATCTGTCTCTTGACGATTTGGCAATAACCTGTAGATCTTTGCCAAACGAAAAGGAAAAAGATGCTATTCTGCAAAGGGCAATTCAGATGTCTCAAATACCGACAAAGGACGGCTCCGTTTTGCTTTCCCCTTCAAGCGTTGAGCGGGTTGCTCAAATGCTTAAAAACGGAGATGTGGACGAGGCCCTGTGGTTCATGGCGAAGTCTGAGATGGAGGCAAGGGATCGCGAGGAAACGCACGCTAAAGAAATGCTTCAGCAAACCATTCAGGGTCAGCAACAAACGGCGATCATGACGGAGCAGGAGAAGCTCAAGTCGGCAATGAAGCTTGCGGAAGTGGAGGTTAAGAAGTATGCGGCTATGGCAAACGTGGATCTTCAAAAAGAAAAAGAGCTATCAAGCCTCAAGGCCGACCAGGATTATGACATCCAATTGCTAAAGGGTGAGCAAGTTCTTGAACAAATAAACCTTGAGGCTACCCTTGAGTCTCAGTACGGAAACGAAATAACAGGAAGAGTATAACATGGAAGACAACACAAACGCTGGTCAGCAGAATGATCCAGCAAACACAGCGGCACAATCGGCGCAACCCCAGGAATGGTACAGTGCTTTTGGATTTGAAAGCGAAGACGCGTTCAAGCAAGAGTTCGAGCAGCTAAAAGGCTACAAGACGCTCGCCTCAGAGTTGGACGAAAGAGCAAAAGATGTTGAGGAGGGATTCGCTATCCTTCAGGCGGCCGAAGACCCGTACGCGGGGAATGAAGAGGCAAGGATGCTCGTAGAATTTTCTAAAAAAGGCATCCCATCATCTGTGGCAAACAAGCTGATGAAGATGGACGTTGACTTGGTAATGAGCGACCCGCTTTCTGCCATCGTCGCTGCCGAGGCTATTAAAAATGCCGAGAAATTCAAAAAGCTCGGAGAAGAGGTCATCGAAGAGGCTGTGCGGGAAAAGTATGGCATCGGCCCGGGCGATTATGATCCGACGGCACTAATGAAGTCTGATGCTCTTGATGCTGCCGAGCTGATTGTAAAATTGAAAAAAGATGTTGCAGAAAGCAAAAATCCGTTTATATTTGCAAAAGAATTGAAAACCCAGAACGAAAAGACGTTCGCGGAAAGGCAGACCTTAGCATTTTCAGAGGCCGAAAACTTCTCAAAACAGCTCAAGGAAGTGCCGTACAAGTTTGGTGAAAATCAAGTGTCGCTGAAAGTTTCGAGCGAAGAGACTGAGTCAATCTTGAAATCGCAATACGCATCGTATCTGGGAAGGGCTTTTGACCCTACGACTCAGGAAGGCAAAAAACAAATCCAGGATTGGGTGTCCAATCAAATCCTCGTTCATAAGGTTCAGACCGGGGAGCTTGGGATTCAAATCCAGGAAGCTATTCAGAGCGGAGCGTTGAAAGCGGCTGTTCAAACCGTCTACAATGGTCAGCCAAAAATGGTTAACAGAGTAGGCAAAGTCATAACGGACGCAAAGAATCTCACGCCGGCACAGAAAGATTTGCTTGCACGAGGAGTTCCTTTGCCGTCTCAACAAATTCAGTCTAACCCCTAAAAAAATTGAAAAATGGGATTTACACCTAATGGAAATATAGCGCCTATTGCAGCCCCCGGCGGGATGACATATGGCGGCATCCAGAATAACTGGGATGCACTCATGGAGGACTTCGACGCGGTAGCGTACCTCCCTTTTGGCGACGAGTATTGGGACGCCATGAACCAAATTATGAACGCGATTGGAAACCGGGAGATTGCAAAGCAGCCAACTGTACGTTGGTTTGAGTTGACTCGCCAGGAGGTTCCGCTCACGATCAACGATACAGCAACTATTACTGATGCGGGCGTAGCTGTAGACGTTGCGGCCTCAGATGTTGTTACAGTTGGCGGCACCAGATATCTTTGGGCTGCGAAAAACGAGATTTACCGACATGCAAAAACAGGTAAGCTTGTTCAGGTTATTGCAAAAGATGCGAGCACCACTCCAGCTACTGTAACGCTCAAGACCCTGAAGGCGTCACCAGGCGGCAACATTAGTGTTGTGCCGAATGACAAGTTCTTCTATATTGGCGTGAGTGTTCCGGAGAACTCTTCTGCTCAGGAAGCGAAGTTCACCTTCGATACCTTGCATTCTGCGAAGATCCAAACAATGCGCCATGATGGCTTGACAAGCTCCGAGGCGCTGTACAATCAGCTTTGGTATAGCCAAATTGAAAACGGCATGCAAACGCCGTATTCGAACTCTCGTGACGTCCTGTATTTGCAGCGCGAGCACCAGGTGTCTATTGTGAACTCGTTCCTTGGAATGGACACGGACAACACCTTGACTGCATCGGAATCGTTCCAAACAACAACCGGTTTGATTCCTTCCATCATCGCCTCTGGTCAGGTTCATGACGCTGCGGGATTTGTCGATCAGACAGACTTTTACACTCTTGAAGCAATGCTGACCTCTCAGGATGCATCGATCAAGAATTACATGGTCTGGACTACCGGCAAAACATCAGCCAACATCGAGCAGGCAATGTTTGAATACAACAAGAACGCAAACATCACTTTGAATAAGGTTCAAATGGAGAAGACGTTCTGGGGCGAGGGTGCTTATGCCGACCTCATGCGCTCGACTTACTCGTTCAACAATCTTGTCTTCAACAACAAGAACTTTGGACTTGTTCGTATGGGTATTTTCGACAACCCTCAGACGTTTGCGACGACTGACTCTAACTGGTTGGACTACGCTGTGTTCCTCCCATTGAGTTCAGGCAACATCGATGATGGTCTCGGAAACATGGGTAAGTATGTTCGCTTGTGCCACAAGCCGGGCGCGTTCATGAACATGTGGCAGACCGGCGGTCGTGCTGCGGCAAACAAGACCGAAAAGTGGGAACTTGGAATTCACATTGTTTCCGAAATCGGATTTAAGTTTGTGAATGCAAACAAGTACGGAATGTTCATCAATGCTTCAGCCCCTGGTCCTGAAGTATAATCAGAATCAAGATAAAAAGGGGGCAATGTCGCCCCCTATTTTTAAAACCAATATACGTTATGCTTTTCGATATAAGCACCATGCAACCGGTCTCTATCCCGCAGTGGGCTGAAGACCAAATGAAAGAGGATTTTCCCGAGTTTTACAAAGGCAAGTCCGTACAAATTATAATAGGCGAAGACAAAAGGGTTAAAACCCTGAAGGTTCCGTCCAACTCTCACGACAACGAGCCGAGGCCGTACT